AAAACGAGCTGTTCAAGCACGCGACCAATCTCACCAATCAGTTTTGGGCGATCCGGATCTTTGTACTCGGAAACACTCTTGAAGTATTCACCAAGACTTCCGGCTTTTCCGGGATTCATTGCCCAACCAAGAACACGCGGGGGAACAAGAATGATGTAACTCGGAATACCATCAAGCATAACCGGCTCCATAACAAGCTGGTCGGTCAGGTAGTATTTGATCTGCATCATAGTATCGACGTTCATCAGGGCCTTCGGAGTGGAACCTGTTCCTGACGCGGCCAGCAACGCAGTGGCAATATTAAGAACAAATGTCGAAGATCCTGAATAAGTACGGCTGGAATAGTATCCATCGGTATCGGCAGCACCATCAGCTTTTGTCAAATCGGTAAGATCGTATGACGGGTAGGAAGACTCTACCAAGTTGGGGATAATCCAGTTTTTATTAAACTGCTGCAAACATGTCGATGCCAGAGGGGCGTTCGTAAGGCCCTCGTCATAAGTAAGCATAAGAGCCTGGTGAATGTGCGTATCACGCAGTTCTGCCATATACTCGGACAACGCCGGGCCGTAAGTTTCGATGTACTTCAGGTAGGCGGTATCATTGTAATCGTATCCCCACTTTTTGTACTTAACGCTTTTCTTGATTTCATTGTAGAATAACTCCGTCCAAACAAGATCCTGTTCATCTTCGTTTCCAAGCATTGCGTTCGTATTGCCGTATATCGGGGCCTTTTTCAGGGGAGTACGCATCGCAACACGACAGGACTGGCCGGAATCAGGGGCGTTTGTAACCTCCATCCAAATACCGGCTTTTACGACGTTGATAATGCCATCGATCACCTGAATTGCAGTTTTAAGCTGCGTGAAGACGGACGGTCGAATACTGTTCTCGCGAAGACGTTTCTCGTAACCAATCCGGCGGATTGCCGTGGCATTCATACCGGAAAGGGTTGTCGGTGTACCTGGAACATAAGCCATAATATTATCTCCTATCTAACGGTTTACTGTTTTTGTTTCGTACAAACTCTGTGTTACCACAGATACCGTCATCAAGGTGACTTAGTTCGAAGCGCAATTGTGGATCAAGAAATAACTTGTAATTATTTCTCTACCAAAACAGGGTTCAACTCTTCAGGCTTCATATTGAAGTGCTTTGCGATCTGCCTCAAAGTGTCTTTCTCTGTTTCGCTCCACGATTTAGAGTCCTTAGACATAAGCGCATTAAACTGTTGCATTGGGAAATTTGCTATATCAAGATGTCCTTGTCCTTCCCCAACCTTGGTCTCATTCGCAAATGACTTTCGGTTCTGAATCGCCTTATCTCTTTTATTCTGCATTTCAACTTGTGATTGAAATTTTTCGTCTTCAATAAGCAGCGGGTTCTTCTGTGTTTTCGCAATCGCCAACGCCGCATCCCAATCAATGGGAATAAATTCCCCTGAATCGCTACGTGTTCCATACTGCTTCCGTATGCCTCTTACGGCATAAACACGATTAAGGACATCCATATCACTCGGAACTGAAATTCCTCTCTCAGAAGCACGCGCACGAAGATCTTCGCCATCTTTGTTTGAAATATCCTGATGAACCTGAATAGCATTGCGGACTTCATCACGAATACTTCGGCCATCATTCTTGTATATTCCGCCATTAATACCAGAAACCAAGGCGATATCTTCCATGTACTTGATAAAATCACCTTCGATTTCCTGTACTGTGCGATCACCGGCAAAAATACTCGGATATCTTTTTCTGAAGTCTTCAATTTCAGAATACTCGTTTTTGACTGCAACCTTTTGGCTGTCAAATGAATCTTTTGATTGCTGGGCCTGTTTGACGCTATCGATTTCCCCGCGCAATTCGGCTCGAACGCGGTCAATTTCTTGACGATTTTCCAGTGCGGCCAGTTTTATTTTTGCCTCATTCGCTGCACTAATTGCCGTTTCACGTTCAGACAAAAGCTTTTTATAGTTCGCCACTTTTTCTTCGTCAAAGGCATCTTCCCCAGAAGGCATTTCGGGTAATTTTGGAACTTCGGGCACAACTACTTCGACTTTTTTAACCTCGTCCTGCTGCTCTACTGGCTTGGATTGATTATTTTTGTACCTTTCGAGCTCTGCCTTAAGAGAAAGATTCTCCGTCTGAAAAGAACGTACCGAATTTTCAAGCGTCGGAATCTTTTCTTTCCTTAGAAAATCAATTGTGCGGTCTTTCTCGATAACACCCTTGTGCATTTCCTGAACCGCTTCGTCGGGGCTTCTGTTCTTCGCATAAGTACCAAGCCATTCTGGCTTTACTTTTACGGTAACAACTTCGTCGTCAGACTTTACTTCGTCAACGACAACCGGCTTTTGTTCGTCAATTACTTCAGTTTTAACTTCTTCGGAAACAACCTCTTCCTTTTCTTCGACAACCGGCGGATTAATAGTACCACTCTCCATGGCGTCAAGATCCTTCAATACCTGTGCAGCAAAGTCGGAATCGGACTCCATGAGCTTCTTCAATTCGTCAAAATCTTTAATTTCTGTAACGCCATCAGTTGTGGCTTGTGACATAATATCTCCTTACCCTTGTGGGGTTGTGGATTGAGTTTGTAATCCGCTCGGAAGTGAGCGCGGTTCTATGCTCGGATTAACTTCTTGTGCACTAATATTTCTTGGATCGCCACCCTCTACTGGATATCCCTGTCCCGGAGAAGCATTTTCAGCCGGGGGAACGGATTGTGGCTGTTCTTGCGGTTGCCCTTGATCCTGTTCCTGCCCCTGTCCCTGAATTGTAGGCGGTGCCGGAGGGGGAGGATTCTTTGCGGCCTGCAATTGTTTATCGAGCTGGATATCCTGCAATTGAAGACCCTTTAGTTTAACGGTCATTTCAAATTCAGCTACTTTGGCTTGAACTATCTTTGCCCCTATCTCTGTCATCTGTAATTCAAGTTCCTTTTCGCCAATCGACTCTAAAGCTTCAATGTTTTCTTCGTTGAACGAAGACATTCTTTTGGCTGCTTCCATGACCATATATTGCAGTGTTGCTGGCTTATTGGCCGGAATATTCTTCATAAATTTGCTGATAGAATCAAGTTCCTCAAGTTTTTGTGTCGGACTTTGCTGTTGTTCCGATATAATAACTTTGTGACGAATCCTTTTAAGCTCACGGACATCATTTTTAATGGCCTTGCGACCGTCGGGAAGGACTATCGGCTCATTAAGAGTGATTGACTCCTTCCCTTGATTGAACGTGAATTTGCGCGGTAACGTTTCGTTTGAGTACGTGTTTGACGCCTGCATGAAATAGGCTTCGTACACTTCATTCCAAAATATCCTGAGCCCATAATGAATCGTATACAACTGCTGGTCAGACTGAATTTTAAGTAGCTCGAACAACTTCCCTGATTCTGAAGCGCCAGACTGAAACCCTCTTTGAGCGGGAGTTACTTTGCTGATATGAGGCAACAACACATCTACGATATGATTAAGGTGTTGATACACTTCTGAGGGAAATTCAGATTTACGGACAGGCATCGATACAGTTTTCCCCTCGTCGGAGATAAGACCTGGACGAACCTCGAAATTTTCGGTTGGATCATTTCTCTTCTCAAGAAACCTCTTATACTCACGATCATCGACGAATCCTGATCGATCAACCAACTGAGCGCCACCGCCACCCTCTGTTTGAATCTTGTATGTAATCAAACTTTCGTGGTAATTGATATTCGTCTGAACATCTTTGATTGAATCTACGATAGAGTGGGATTCTCCATTCGCCCGACTTGCAGACCACCAAAAGTAAGGCAATCTACCTATTTGTATCTCGGTCTTTCCGTCTTCAAGAAGATAGAAATTGCTTATCGTGGGCGAAACTGCTTTGACGTAGCAAATTTTGTCGAATCTTTTTTCGGTGTATACGTGATCCGGTCTCCATGTGGGATGGTACTCATTAAGCCATGCCGGTTTATCGATATCCTCGATATTATCAGGAATCATTACTTTTCCATTTTCAGTAAGAGCGAACTCGACATCTCTTGCTTCATCGACAATGGAATATTCCTCGATAACCCGATGCAGCGAACCCCATTTTCCACCATCCGACTCATTAACATAAGGAGTTACGCTACTATATGATCCATAGGTATCAGAATGATCTTTGTGTAACGCCAATTCAAGCTTAATTAAATCAGCCTTGTCTTTGTATATGCTCATTAACTCTTCATCGGAATACCAAGACTCCTGCCAACACTTCCGGCAGCTCTTCGATCCCCAATCCTTCCAATAAGGAGTAGCCATAACTGTTCCGGGGAGACAATTCTTGAATCCTATATTTCCCAGCTCGTCGTATTCATCGGAAACAACCATCTTCATTACTGACTCGTGAATTAACCCACCGGTAACAGTCTGAAGATAGGTACTATTCCAATCCATGATCTCTTTGTCGGAATACATTGCCTTTTTAATGGCGTGTGTTAGACTCGTAATCTCTTCGTTAACCGGATAAAATTCAGGATCGAACGGTATCTGCATTATTCCACCGGCGATAGTATCGACAATTGGCTTGATAAAATTATAGGTTAGCATCTGTCTATTTTGATTTATCATGTAGGCTACAGCACTATCCGGCCATTGCCCAAGCCCCAATTCTGGATCGTGAGCCCAATAAAAACGCCAGTTCTCTATTTCTCGTCTGAATTTTCTGGTATAATAATCTTTGGCATTGCGCCATCCATCCAAAATATTGACACAATGCTCATTAGGCTTTGGTTTTAAGATGTCCTTGCCTATAGTTATCAAGAATTAAACCTCGCCACTGATTCTGAGTATACCGTTCTCGTCTTTGGAATGTCTCTCGTAACAATTCCATTCGCATCAACAGTGTGTCGATACGTTATATTGCATAGGTGACATCGGTGCTTGCTTATGTTCGGGACATCAACTTGAATTTCTCCAAGATATTGATTGCACACTCTCCCGCCTGGACGTAGCTTTCCTTTTCTGGAAGAACTATCGCATTTTACCTCATAGAATTTATTCTTTTCCATACACAAAAACCTCAAGGGAACAAAGCCCATGAATCTATATCATATAGTATACTTTAAAAAAACAATAAAAGCAAAAAAAAGTGAATTATTTATACATCCTATGATATTTGTATGTTGTTGAAGATACATGATATTGTATCGTTCTCTTCTTTCGCGTCATTGAGAATGCTTAGGAATTTACTATCATTCATAAGGTTATTAAACAATATGCTTTGTTGCGAAGGCAATGAATCTGTGAATCTTTTACGATATTTCCCAAGATGAATGCCGTGTTCAGACCACAAATTGACTTGTGTGTTCTGTGTTGGAAGTCCGCTTTTCTGAACTATTCGTAAAAGCATCTCTTCGTCATAGGTCTTGGATATTTCTGGGATATTTGATATAATTTCAAGTTCTTCTTGTCGCGCGGTTCTTGTCGCATCCCACCAATCCTTGGTAATGAAGTGTACTCCTATCATGCGATTGTCTATAACGTAATTGTTATAGCATTTAAGACCAAATTTATTCATGCAATCAACATGCTGCTCGACAAATCCTGGATCTTCTCTCATAAACAGGATGTCGATATCGGTTAAAAGAACATAATCATACTTCTTAAGGCAGTCGGAACTGTAGTACAAGAAACGCACAGCCGGAGCCTTGTCTTTGTTCATTCCAGATATGTCGAATGTCTTAACATCGTATTCTGGATATGCTTTTTTAGCGCAATATTCAAACATTTTAACATAGCTTTTCATTTTTTCATCGTAGAAAGCGGCAATGCACGCTCTTTTTTCTGTCTGTTTTTCTGGATATATTTCTTTGAGCATCAACCTATACCTTTCTTGCTTACTTGGAATATTCCAGTCGGGGTGACTTGTGCAAAACCCTTTTGGAATCCTATGCTTTTTTAAATAATCTTCATGAAAAAACCCTATGTTTTCATTGCAGCCTTCCTCGAAGTCATCGGAAATGCAATTAGTGTCGATATGTGACCCTTCAAGTGTTCCTATGTGCTGTATAAGGGATGGTGAACATGCAAGTATAGGAATATTTGATTTTCCGACAAACTCACAAACCGAATAATCCCATCCGTGCCTTGATTTTATTTGTGCAATAGAAGGAACTATTATCTTTTCCCAGATATTTCTTGATATTAACATCCCGAGACCACCAAGAATATGCTTAAAATTCAATCCGAGATAATAGGATTTAATAGAAGGGTATGTTTGTAGGTTGCACAACCCGATTAGGCTCGAAGATATGTCGATTGAAGACATAATGTTCTTCGTATTGCTCCACCACCACGGCCTGAACTCACAATCGGAGTCTATCACAACGACAGAACTGGCACCAAATTCAGAAAACGCTCTCGATATTGCATTTATGTTATTCAAATCAACACCAAGGTGTGATTCGCCTTCAATGAATACCGATTCTGGTATCCTACTTATTATCTTTTTGATAAAAAGCACATCGTTAGAGCAGTCGTCAAAAACAATCAATTTCTCTGGTCTTGAACTGGACTTTAGATAGCTATCTACGGTCTTTTCGAGAAGTCCTTCTCGATTGTATGTGGTCATTATAGCTATATTCAAAGCCCGGCCTCTTCCAGCATCGTTCTGTACCTATGTTGTTTGCTTGGAATTTTCCAGTCCGGATGAAGCGGCCCATAATTTATTGGTATTCTATACTTTAGTAATAAATCCTTATTTACTCTTGAAAGTTTTATACCAATAGAATCTACGAAAGTAGAATACATATTACTTTTATCATTTTTTGTTCCAAATATTTTCTTAAACATTAAACAATCACCATAGTTTTTAATTTTTACTTGTTTTTCTTTTAATGACTCAACAATTTCGCAATCAGTATCTTTCTTTTCTACGAACCATTTTTCAAACACTTCTTTTCCATATCCATAATCTTGTTCTGCGTAATCACAAACAGAATCTCTTTCTGCTTTTCCAACCGAATGATGCCAATGCTCTATAAGAACATCTGGTAAATATGTCAATATATTAGTTTCAAACCCAATATTAACTAGCCAATTATCTACCCAACTATGATTGTATTCTGGTGGGAAAAAATAACCAAACCCTACGACTACTGAACCAGAGCACATTGTTGCGGTAGGCATATTTGTTTTTATTCCATAAGCTATTGAAAATCCATTATTTTTATCCATTATAGCAATCATCATTTTCATATCCCACCCCTGGGTGATAAAAACATGATCGTCATTTACTTCGGAATAAAAATCAGCATCCGGAATCAATTCTGTTGAAATATAATTAAGTACCTGAACCATATTTCTATCTTTTCCCTATACAATACTAACGCAACTCATTCCAGAAAGATCAAGTTTTTTGTACGATTCCACCATTGGATCATTCTCATAAACGTATGCTACCAAAAAAGAATTGGCTCCCTCTTTGGTTTCCACGAACGATTTCGCCATACGAAGAAATATCTCCGGGCGAGACCTGGAAGAGCACATTGTAATCAAAGTCATTTTATTTCTCATAAATTTCCACACTACACCTTCCAGTAACAAGGTCGGGAGAAAGTTTTTCTTTCAAATCGCAAGGGTTGCATAGACCATAATTTGAGCATTTTCTGAAGCTATTATCAATATCCAAATATTTATCGGTAACGCTCCCTATGCTTCTTTCGTCTGAATAAAGATCGCGGTGACACACGTAAATATTCCCATCCGGCCCAATAAGTAATTCGCTTGTTCGGCACAGACAGTCTTTTTTGTTGCCATTCAATGCGCCATAATACTTGTAATTTCCATAAAGGCGGTCTCTGTAATACCCAAGAAAATCGCGAATAAAAAAATACACCCCAACCTGCCTGCATATTTCAGTCATCATGACGTTTGCCGACAAGTTTTCGGGATGATTAAGACCAAATATCCCAACACTATACCCTGCTGCCATAAGATCGCATGCTGTTTGTGCGATAACGGTCGCCTCCATAGACTTCACATGGTAACTCATTCTTATAGATTTATATTCTGGACCCCTCCTTGTGAATTTGTTCACAGGGGCGTTTTTAATAAATTCACGTACATCGAATTGGCCATTCGTTAAAAGGTCTATGGTTGTTCCTTCTTTAATCCCATTTACTATTTCGTAAAACCCTTTGTGGATAGTTGGCTCTCCTCCGCCAAGGGTAATTGGCAATCCGTTCGTTTTGATT